CAAAAAAAGAAACAAAGCAACTTGAAGCAGTAGCAGAGAGAAACCATGTAGAAAGGATGGTCAAAGGTGAAGTCGAATATAAGAAAGCTATTATCGCTAGTAATGATAATGGTTGGAAAGATGAATTCGTCTTGGTTCTTATATCCATTCCTATTATTCTATTGGCTTATTCTGTTTTCTCTGACGACCCTGACATACGTGCTAAACTAGATATTTTCTTTGAGTATTTTTCTAATATGCCTTTTTGGTATCAGGGATTATTCATAGGAGTAGTTGGCTCAATTTATGGTCTTAAAGGTGTCGACTTAATGAAACGAAAATGAGAGATACTAAAATTTTAGAGTCTTATAAACAACACGCAGAAAAAAAATTAAAAGAAATGAATCTTACAAAATATCTTAAAAAAGAAGTTAATTATGGCGCTAATGGTACTCAGAAGTATGTAATTAAAAAAGGTATTAATAAAGGTAAGATTGCAGAATGAAAAAAGAACATAACACAATGTTAATAGGTCTATTAGGAACTATCTTGTTAGGATTATCTAGTTGGGCTTTGATGACTATTATTCAATTAGAGGTTCATATCGGTATGTTAACAGAAGAAATTATGTCAATAGATAAACAAATAGGAAGAATTTACAATCACATGGACAGATTAATGGAGAACAAATAAATGATTATATACGGAGAAACACCTACACAATGGAAAAACCATTTTGTAACTTGGATTAAAGATAACAAAAGAAAAGTTATAGCTTTTGTTGTTTGGTCAATAATATTACTAGCAATATAATGTCTGACAAGCCAAATTCGTTTGAAGCTAAAACTAAAGTTCTACCAAAACTTTTAGTAGATAAAGCATACGAGATGTTAACAAGTGGAGACAAGTTAACAGCTAGTGAATTAAAGGTTTGTTTAGATACTTGCAAAACTTATGGAGTGGAAGTAGATGAACAACCTAAGAACAGTATCACAGACGATTTACCATTTGACGAAAAATAACATTCGATGGATAGGATTTATTCTAGCTGCAATGTCAGTAGGAATATTATCTAGCACAATACTACGATTACAATGGTTTGGATGGTTTATAGGCGCAATATCTTGCTCTATATGGATTATAATATCTTTTAAGGACCAGGACAAACCAAGAACTCTTATGGAGTGTATGTATTTAGGTCTATCCGTCTACGCTTGTTATAATTGGTTTAATTATGAATAAAAAAACACCCAAAATAGAGCCAAGTGTAAAAAACTTTAAAAATTTTTTATATCTAGCTTGGCAACACTTAAATCTACCCAACCCAACACCTATACAATACGATATAGCAGATTATCTGCAAAATGGTTCTAAACGTATAGTAATAGAAGCTTTTAGAGGAGTAGGTAAATCTTGGATTACATCAGCTTTTGTATGTCATCAACTTTTACTTAACCCTCAAAGAAATATTCTAGTTGTATCTGCAAGTAAAAACAGAGCAGATGACTTTAGTACATTTACACAAAGACTTATAAGTGAAATGCCTTTGTTACATCATTTAAAACCTAGGGATGACCAACGTCATTCTAAAGTTTCTTTTGACGTAGCACCGGCTAGAGCGTCACACGCACCTTCAGTTAAATCTTTAGGTGTTACATCGCAATTGACTGGTTCACGTGCCGATTTAATTATCGCAGATGACGTGGAGTCAGCTAATAACTCTCAAACACAATTAATGAGGGACAGACTTGGTGAGACCGTAAAAGAATTTGACGCTATCATCAAACCTGAAGTAGGACGTATTGTATTCCTAGGTACACCTCAGACAGAAATGAGTTTGTACAATGACTTGGAAGAAAGAGGATTTCAAACAAGAGTATGGACGGCTTTATATCCTACACCAACGCAGCAGATTAATTTAGGTAGTAAACTAGCACCAACAATAACTGAAGCGTTAAAGAAAGATAAAAAGTTAGAAGGTAAACCTACAGACCCACAAAGATTTGATGAAGTAGACTTAATGGAACGTCAAGCTTCTTATGGTCGTAGTGGTTTTGCATTACAGTTTATGTTAGATACAACTTTAAGTGATTTAGAGAAATATCCACTTAAACTAAACGACTTAATTGTCGTATCTGGTTTATCTACATGGAAGGAAGCCCCTGCAAAGATACAATGGGCTTCTTCTACAGACCAAATTAAGAATATAGACAGTGAGCTGCCTAATGTCGGACTTAAAGGTGACTATTACGTTGCACCTATGTATATGTCCGAAGAATACGCACCATTTGAAGGTTCAGTTATGGCAATTGACCCTGCAGGACGTGGTGCTGACAGAACAGGTTTTGCTGTAGTTAAAATGCTTCACGGTATTTTATACGTAACAGCTTGTGGTGGACTTATAGGTGGTTATAGTGACAGTACGCTTGAAGAGCTTAGTACAATAGCTAAACACCAAAAGGTTAACTATGTAGTAATTGAGTCTAACTTTGGTGATGGAATGGCAACAGCCCTTCTAAAGCCCATAATGGCTCGTATACACCCTTGTTCAATCGAAGAGGTAAGACACTCAAAACAGAAAGAACTACGTATTATAGACACTCTAGAGCCTGTTATGAACCAACATAGACTGGTTGTTAGCCAAGAATTAATTAAGGATGACTTTAAGTTAGACCTAGACCACCAATTGTTTAAGCAAATGACTCGTATTACTAAAGACAAAGGTTCTATTAGGCATGATGACCAACTAGACGCTTTATCTATTGCAGTAAATTACTGGGTAGAGAGAATGGACAGAGACCAAGAGTTATCGTTTAATGAGCATAAGAATGATTTATTGCAAAAAGATTTAGATAGATTTATGGAAAATGCAGTTGGTAGAAAGCCAAGTAATTCAAGGTGGTTTAATTAGTACCCTTATTAGAACTAGGGGGTAGAAAGTCACCTATATGTAACCTTAATGTGAACATAAAGTGTCTTTAAGTAGGTTAAATATGAAACCTACCCACCCATTAACCATTATGAAAGGAAGTACATGACATTACCAGAGATAATACTGTTAGGTTACATACCATTGCTAATCTTTAGGCTAATCCGTAAGATTTTGGTAAAAAAATCCGAGAGGGTATCACTATACTAGGGGTGCGAATTGTCCCCCATGGCATTTTTTGTTCTTGTTTTGTTCTATTTCCAGGTCGTTGATTTCTATAGGGTTTTAAGGCTTTTTTATCGGTTGTTATAACCGTTGCTTAATGTTCTTTAATGTTCTTTTAGTTTTATTTTGCGTTTACTCTTCTAGTGGGGTCTATTTTTTTTTCTTTTTATTTAAACTTAAAGATTAACTTTTAATTATTTATTTAAACTTTTAGATTAACTTTTAATTATTCTTTTAGATTAACTTTTATTTATTCTTTTAATTATTCTTTTTTAATTATTCTTTTTATTTATTTTTAATAATTACTTTTAAATATTCTTTTATTATTATTTTTATTAATTCTTTTAGTTTTTAATTAATTTAAGAAATAACTAAATTTTTAAAGGGTGGTATAGGTCACGTTGAAGGCTTAAAGGCTCTGTGCGTGGCTCTATGGCGTTTTTATTTTGGTTGATTTAGTCAAATTAGCCTATTTTTTGGTTTTTAAGCAAAATCTGAGCTTTTTTGGCATTTTAAAAAAATGGCTTAAAATAAGGCTTTTTTGCATTAATTCCATTAAGGGGTTGTATTCGTTAACGGTTTAGTTTATTAATTAAATTGCCGTGAGGAATATATTAAAAATAAAATCAGTTTTGAATATTATGAATTTTAATAATAACGAGATTTTACAATTAATAGATTTTAAAAAACTCATTGATTAAATAACGTAGGCTTTAATAGTCTGGTTTCGTGGCTAGGTCATACATGAAATAATGATAGACCGAAAACAATGTAAATTAAAACATTGTGAATTTATAAAACGATTAAAGGCGTTTAATTGAAGGCTTGATATTTTCTAATAACTACAAAAGGAAGGTTAACATATGACAAACTTATATTTAGCAATCGACAACGAAAATGAAAATATGACAGTACCAAATGAAAACCAAACAATTCCGTTTATTCAAAAATCTTTAAATGGGGCAAGTCATTTAAAATCTATTTTTAATGATGACCCTAAAAAGTGTTTTGAAAATGCATTTAAAAAAAATGCGTTTACGGAATATCAAGTAACAGACCCAAATAATTATATTATGTATATGTGTAGCAATGCAAAATATGATTTTTTTAAGTCTAAAATGACTAAGACAAAATATAAAGTATTAAGATAATTATGTTTAATGCTGTTTTGTTATCAATAACATTTGCGTTAAGTTTTGCGCTTATGTTTTTAGGGGTCATAGTTTCAATTCATTTTGAAACTTGGCTAGGTTTAATTTTGATTGGTGTAGGGGCTTTAAGATTTTTTAGAGACTTACATTATAATTAAAATTATTTAATAATAAACTTTCAAGCCTTCTATTAAGCGCCTTTAATTCGTTTACTATCAAAGCGTCTTTTTTTCTTAAATCTACAAAAGGAAAACATATGAAAACATTATCTTTTATAAAGTCTAAAAAACTTTTAAACATAGATAACAACGCTAAAACCGTGAAGGGTCAAAAGTTCGGATATAAGACAGCCATTTTATATCTAGCGCCTTCAAATTTAAGTGGTTTTAACGTTTGTCCAATGGCTAGTGAAGGCTGTAAAAAAGCTTGTTTAAATACAAGTGGACATGGGGCTTTCAGTAACGTCCAAAATGGACGAATAAACAAAACAAGGTGGCTGATACAAGAGCCTAACACGTTTTTAAAACAATTAATAAATGAAATTAAAAACTTTATTTTAAATTGTGAAAAAAACAATTTTATACCTTGTTTAAGGCTTAATGGAACGAGTGATATAGCGTGGGAAAATAAACAATATGAAGGTAAAACAATATTTGAATATTTTCCTAATTTGATAATTTACGATTATACAAAAGTTTATAAAAGGGCTTTAAAATTCGTAAACGGTCAATTGCCTAAAAATTATTATATTACTTACTCATTAAATGAAGACAATAAAAAGGAAGCGTTTAACATTTTAAAATTAGGTGGAAATATTTCGGCTGTATTTAGAAAATATCTTCCAAAAACTTTTAAAGGTTTTAACGTTTTAAATGCTGACGAAACTGATTTGAGATTTTTAGATATTAAAAACTCAATTTGTGGACTAGTCGCAAAAGGCAAAGCCAAAAAAGATTATTCTGGTTTTGTTTTAGATACTCAATAACTACAAAAGGAAGGAAAACATATGAAACTAAAAGACATTTTTAAAATTGAAGCGATAATGAGTGGAAGGTCAACGCCTTGTGACATTGTCCAATTTTTAGATGATGAGTATTTTTCTACGTCTAAAAATGATTTTTTAAAATATGGTGATATGGACTTAACTCACTTTATACGTTCTAATAATAAAGAATTTAGAGAATTAGAAATAAATAAAAGTGAATTAGAAAAATATAAATCATTAAAAAATCTAATTTTACAAAATAACAACTAAACAAAAAAAAGAAATTAAGGCGCTTTGATAGTGAACGAATAAAACCGTTTACTACTTTGAAAAGTTATCAACGAATTTAAAAATTTTTTTAGGTTTAAGACCTATTAAATGACTTTGGAATAATCTTGAAATTTTTAAAAACGAGATAATTTTTTGAGGAATACTCCCTTTTTGTAGAGGATGATAGGGGCGACAGATTTTTTTGTTGCCCTTATCACTACTACGTGGGGCGAGGGGCGAAAGCCAATTTTCAATTAACTACAAAAGGAAA